ACTGGCAGCGCAGCAGCCTAGTGTCACGGTCAACGTGATGGAGCGTGTAAACGCAGCGGACGATGACGAGGTTCCGGGTGAGAACGCCGCGAGTGGCGCGGCTAGTTCCGGGTTGCAATAGACCGCACATGCCTGCGCGTTAGATAACGCACGCCCGTGGGGGTTAAACGCGGGCGCACGCGCGGTCTAATCGCGCACCCGTACCCCCCCGTGCGCGTTCGGGTACCTGCGCGTACCCATACATACGATTTTCCTCAAACGATCACCCTACTTTTCCCCCTGTTGCTTCCATACAACAACAGGGGTATAGGGGTTAAGTTCCGTGGGATTCGCAATGTATTCGCGAAGGTTCCGGGATTTTGTTGTGGTAGTGCGGATTGAGTGGTTGCGAAAAATTTTTTGCAAAAATTTCGCGTTTCTCTATTGACTTTTCTTCTTAATTGTGATATAATCGGTCTACAATATAGACGTTTAAGCGAGAAACTAGGTTTAAGTATACGCTAGTATTCGCTGTAAGGTTGTAGTTTCTCAAGAATTTTGCCTTCGGCTTTTGAAGAGTAAGAGGTAAGAAGGCAATATAGACCTAGTTTCGAGCGATACCTGCGAATGACAGGCGATGTGTCTCCAAGTCCCCCACTCAATCGCCGTGGCTGGCTCAGAATAAGAGAGAAGAGTTGGAATTGTGATGAAACGGGGGCTATTGTCCCTGCATTTTGAGGTTCTTTTAGGTGCAACTGACAGTAGAAAACCTGCCTAAAATCATGGCGTTAGTGCAGAACCTGCCTAATGACCAGCAGAAGGAGTGGTTGGGGCTGTTAGAGGAGTGGGAGAAGGCCAAATCCAAGGAATTGGCTCAAGAGAAGTTCATCCCTTTCGTGCAGAAGATGTGGCCGGGGTTCATTTCAGGCCGTCATCACAAGATCATGGGCGAGAAGTTTGAGGAAATTGCCTCTGGAAAACTCAAACGCCTGATCATTTGTATGCCTCCTCGCCACACCAAGAGCGAATTCGGGTCTTTTCTCTTCCCGGCGTGGTTTTTGGGCAAGTTCCCCCACAAGAAGGTGATTCAGTCCTCCCATACGGCGGAACTCGCGGTGGGTTTCGGTCGAAAGGTCCGAAACTTGGTCGATTCTGACACCTATCGGGAGGTTTTCCCGGATGTGTCTCTCCGTGCGGACTCAAAAGCCGCCGGTCGTTGGAGTACTTCCAAGGGTGGTGACTACTTCGCCATCGGTATCGGCGGTGCGGTGACCGGTAAGGGTGCCGATATCCTCATCATCGACGATCCCCATGACGAACAAGAGGGACAATCCTCCGATCCGTCCGTCTTTGACCATGCCTACGAGTGGTACACCTCCGGTCCTCGTCAGCGTCTCCAGCCGGGTGGGGCAATCGTCATCATTTGTACCCGTTGGTCCAAGAGAGATCTCGTCGGACAGGTGTTAAAGGCATCCGCCCAGCGTGGGGGTGATGAATGGGAGGTCATTGAGTTCCCAGCGATCATGCCTTCCGGCAAACCCCTCTGGCCGGAGTTCTGGCCGGTCGAGGAATTAGAGGCCATCCGAGAAGAAATCCCGGTTCATAAGTGGCAAGCCCAGTACCAGCAGAACCCCACCTCCGAAGAAGGCGCATTGATTAAACGCGAGTGGTGGAAAGTGTGGGAAAAGGACGATCCCCCGCAGTGTCAGTATTTGATCCAGTCATGGGACACCGCTTTCCTCAAATCTGAACGCTCGGACTACTCCGCCTGTACCACTTGGGGCGTGTTCTACCACCCAGATGGGTCAGGAGCGATGCAGCCGAATATCATCTTGATGGACGCGCACCGGGAGAAGATGGAGTTCCCGACCCTGAAGAAACGGGCGTATGAACTCTACAACTACTGGAAGCCCGATACCCTGATCGTCGAAGCCAAAGCGGCAGGTATGCCACTCATATTTGAACTTCGTGCGATGGGTATCCCAGTCTCCGAATACACCCCCTCTCGCGGTAACGACAAGATCGCCCGTGTGAATGCCATTGCGGATCTCTTTTCGAGTGGAAAGATCTGGCGACCGAACACCCGCTTTGCCGAGGAAGTCGTTGAAGAATTTGCGTCTTTTCCCGCCGGAGAGCATGATGACTATGTGGACTCGTGTACACAGGCACTGCTTCGCTATCGCAGGGGCGGCTTCGTGACTCTCCAGTCCGATTACAAGGACGAACCGGTATATAAACGCAAAGCGTCTTACTACTGAGGATTTAAACGATGAAAGGCAAGACTAAGAAGTCTGACATGGCGGAGATGCCAAAGTCCCGCAAGCAGCCCAAAGATATGTTGATGGGCAAGATGAAGGGTCTCGGCAAGCCCGTAATGGTAGGCGGTGCCAAGCGATCCAAGAAAATGTATGGCGGCGGTGAGACCATGGGAACGAGTGGTGTCGCTCGTGGCATGGGCGCTGCCGTTAAGGGCGGTAAGTTCCGCGACCTGTAAGGGGAGACCACCATGGCGGTTGATCGCGCTCTGATGCCCTCTTTGATGGGAGGGCAGGCTTTAGACATTCCCATCGAAGATGCGAACGAACCTGTCGTGGTGGAACTACCCGATGGCGGGGTTGAGATCAATCTCTCCCCGGAACCCAATCAGACTGCCAGTCATGAAGACAACCTAGCCGAATTCATTGATGAATCCACGCTAGGCAACATGGCCTCGGAACTAGTCTCTCTCTATGATGCAGACAAAGACTCCCGTAAAGAATGGGAAGTCACCTACATCAAGGGATTAGATCTCCTTGGTCTTAAAATCGAAGATCGCACCCAGCCATGGGAAGGAGCCTGCGGTGTATTTCACCCGATGCTCTCTGAAGCGATTGTTCGTTTCCAAGCCCAGTCCATTCAAGAGATTTTCCCCGCTAGAGGCCCGGTTCAGACCAAGATCTTAGGTCAAACCACCACTGAGCGAATCCAACAAGCCGAACGTGTTCAGGAGTATTTAAACTATCTCCTGACCGAAAAGATGAGCGAGTACCGCTCAGAGACAGAGAAACTGCTGTTCTCATTGGCCCTTTGCGGCGCGGCCTTCCGAAAGGTCTATTACGATCCTTCCCTCGGTAGACCTGCTTCGATCTTTGTTCCGGCAGAGGATTTTGTGGTCTCTTACGGAGCCACCGATCTTGTCACCTGCGAACGTGCTACGCATGTGATGAAGAAAACCTACAACGAGATTCGAAAGTTGCAGGTGTCCGGCTTCTATCGCGATGTGGATCTGCCGCCTCCGTCGCCGGATATCAGCGAGATTCAAAAGTCCTACGACAAGTTAAATGGCGAATCCAAGGGAATGGATCTGGATTCGCGCTATACGCTCCTTGAGATGGTCGTGGATTATGATCTTCCCGGCTTTGAAGACACCGATGACATGGGCAATCCCACCGGTATTGCACTCCCCTACGTCATCACCATCGACAAATCTTCACGAATCATTCTCTCCATCCGCCGCAACTGGTATGCGGATGACACGCTCAAGAAGCGCCGTCAGCATTTCGTTCAATACACCTACATCCCCGGACTCGGTTTCTACGGGTTCGGATTGGTTCACTTGGTCGGTGGACTCGCAAAATCCTCCACCTCCATCCTCCGTCAGTTGGTGGATGCGGGAACCCTTTCAAATCTTCCGGGCGGTTTGAAGACTCGCGGTCTTCGCATCAAGGGTGATGACACCCCCATCATGCCGGGCGAGTTCCGTGATGTGGACATTCCGTCCGGAGCCTTACGCGACAACATTACGTTCCTTCCCTACAAGGAACCCTCCGGTACGCTCTATCAGTTGCTCGGTAACATCGTGGACGAAGGACGCCGGTTTGCCTCTCAGGCAGACATGAAGGTCGCGGACATGAATGCCGAAGCCCCGGTGGGAACAACTCTCGCCATCATCGAAAGATCGATGAAGGTGATGTCAGCCGTGCAGGCGCGTTTACACGCCTCGATGAAGAAAGAACTGAAACTGCTCTCTCAGGTCATCTTCGACTACGGCCCCACGGAATACCCCTACGACATTCCGGGTAAGGAACTGACCAAAGAAGACTTCGATGATCGCATCGATGTGATCCCGGTATCGGACCCCAATGCGGGAACGATGGCCCAGCGGATCATGAAATATCAGGCGGCATTGCAGTTGGCTTCCCAAGCCCCGCAGTTGTATGACCTGCCGATGCTTCATCGCCAGATGATCGAAGCACTGGGAATCGCAGATCCGCAGGAAGTGCTACCGAATCAGGAAGAGATTCCGCCGACCGATCCGGTCACTGAGAACATGAACGCCCTGACCATGAAGCCCATTAAGGCTTTCATCTATCAGGATCATGAGGCTCACATCCAAACGCACATGTCCTTTTCCCAAGATCCGCGCTTGCAGCAGATGCTCCAACAGGCACCTCAAGCCGCACAGGCGATGCAAGCCACCCTCACCGCTCACGTCGCGGAACATCTGGCCTTTGCCTATCGGCAGCAGATCGAGAAAGAACTTGGGTTTAAACTCCCTCCTCCGGGGGAACCTCTTCCCGAGGATATCGAATACCGCATCTCTGCCTTGGTTGCTCCAGCAGCGGCTCAAGTTACGGGCAAAGCCCAGCGCGAAGCCCAAATGCAGGAACAGCAACAGCAGCAGCAAGATCCGGTCCTTCAGATGGAAATGCAGAAACTGCAACTTCGCGCACAGGAAATCCAGCAGAAAGCACAGGCCGAAATGGCCCGTGTTCAAGCAGATATGCAGAAGGCGCAGATGCGAATGCAGTCCGAGCAGGCTCGCCTCAAGGTTCAAGAGCGTATCGAAGGGGCGCGTCTGGGCGTTCAAATCGCCTCGACCAACGCTTCAAACGAACTTCAGAGCAAGGAAATTGCCTCCCGAGACAAGGTCGAAGGAGCCAAGTTAGGCGTCGAAATCGCCCGCGAAATGCTCTCAGCCCAGAAAATGGAGCAGGACATGAGGGATAAGAATGCCAGCCGCAAGCGATAACGTCGCAGAATATCTGCGGAAATCCCTGCGCCAGCAGATGAACGACATGGCCGATCACATAGCCGGTGGCGGCTGTGCCGACTTCAACGAGTACAAGCGGTGCTGTGGAGTTATCGAGGGTCTGGCACGAGCAGAGCGAGAATTGCTTGACCTAACGAAACAAATTGATGATGATTAAACGGCTTAACAACTTCGCTGTGTAAACAGTGCAACCGCCCCGCGAGGGGTGCAACCGCCGAAAGGTGCTTTAAACATGTCAGAAAACGACAACAAAGTCGCAAGCCAGTTACCCAAACCTACCGGGTACAAAGTACTCATTGCGCTACCTAACCCTGAAGAGAAGACAGAAGGTGGAATCCTCAAGGCTACTCAAACACTTGAGGCTGAGGAGATTGGGAGCATCGTTGGTTTCGTCCTCTCGATGGGACCGGATGCTTACAAGTCCCCTGATCGTTTCCCTTCTGGTCCTTACTGCAAGGAAGGAGATTGGATCATGATGCGATCCTACTCCGGCACTCGCTTTAAGGTTCACGGAAAAGAGTTCCGCCTGATCAATGATGATTCGGTCGAGGCGGTGGTCGAAGATCCGCGAGGAGTGGTCAAAGCATGAGTACCGAAGCAGGCATGAGCAAGGAGGAGAAGTTCTTCGGAGTTTCCGCTCCCTTGCAGATCCCTGAGAAGGAGGAGGTTAAGTCCTCCCCGGAACCCGATGTGGAGTTGGAGATCGTCGATGATCTTCCTAAGCAGCCGGTTAAACAGGCTGAGAAGGAAGAGAACGACGAAGAACTGTCGGACTACAGTGAAAAAGTCCGCAAACGCATCAACAAGTTGAAGTATGAACAGCATGAAGCCCAGCGGCAGAAAGAAGCCGCCGAGCGGATGCGCGAAGAAGCCCTTCGCTATGCACAACAACTTGCCATTAAAAACCAGCAATACGAGTCACTAATCCAGCGTGGAGAAGGCGCACTCGTTTCGCAAATCAAGGCCCGCGCTAACCTTGCCCTTGAACAGGCTAAAGCCCTGTACAAGGATGCATACGAAGCCGGTGATGCTCAGAAGATCATTGAGGCTCAGGAAAAACTCCTTAATGCCCAGACGGAGTTTCGGGAGGCGGAAAAGCACGAACGTGTTCTTCAATCTCGACCCAAGCCCCAGCCAGTACAGCAGGCTTACCAGCCTCCTGTGCAGCAGTATCAACAACCGCAAGTTCCTCAACCGAGCCAGAAGGCTCTGGATTGGACCAAGAAGAATCCTTGGTTCGGCCCTCAGGGAAACCGGGAAATGACTGCATTGGCCTACGGAGTCCATGAGACTTTGATCCGAGAGCAGGGCGTCAAACCTGACACCGAAGAGTATTACGAAAAGATCGATGTCGCGATGCGTCAACGATTCCCAGATTACTTTGAGAAGGACTCAGATGGCGTACAAGTCTCTGTTGCCCCTCAACGCACCCCAAATACCGTGGTCGCTGCCGCCAATCGAAACAACGGCGCACGGCCTCGCAAAATCCAGTTGACTGCCACACAGGTCTCCGTCGCTAAGAGACTTGGCCTCACCCCCGAGCAGTACGCCAAACAACTCATTAAGGAGAGTTACAATGGCTGAAGAGCGCAAAATTCGTATCGACCGTGCAGCCGAATCGCGTCCTAGTGACTCGTGGTTGCCGCAATCCGCATTGCCGGTCCCCGAGCCGAAAGATGGCTGGGTGTTCCGCTGGATTCGCACTTCTTCTTTGGGACGTTCGGATAACACCAACGTCTCGCGTCAGTTCCGTGAGGGCTGGGAACCTGTGAAGGCAGAAGATCATCCTGAGTTGAAGATCCTCTCTGACATCAATTCTCAGTTCAAAGGAAACGTCGAAGTGGGTGGCTTGCTACTTTGCAAGGCTCCGCAAGAGAAGATGTTGCAACGCCAGAAGTACTTCCAAGAACTTTCAGATCGACAGATCGACGGTGTGGACCGCAGTTATCTGCGGGAAAATGATCCGCGTATGCCGCTCCTCAATCCGGAGCGATCAACGCGCACCACTTTCGGACGAGGGTAAATCCTTTTCTTTCCACTATTCGAGGTAATTTCAAATGGCTTCAGGAACTGATGTAACAGCCCCTTATGGGTTCCTGCCGATTAACCTCATCGGCGGTCAGGTCTATGCGGGTTCCACCCGTATGTACCCGATTCAGTACGGCTACGCGACGAGCATCTTCTACGGTGACTT